ATGCGAATTTGGTCTAGAGTCTCAGGGTCAGAGCCTCCAATTGCTGCACTATTAGTCACAGTCAATGAACTGCCCAGCGCTGTTATTGCTGACTCAGAGAGGCCTGAAACGTAATTAATATCGGTGATAGTTGCTGCATTAACGTTACCGATGATTCCTCCGCCAACGGTGTAGTTTGCCCTTACTTCGGAGTACTTAGTGGGAATAAATCCAGAAACACCATCACCAAAGTTTACGTATACGACGTTGTTTTCATCTACTGTAATTTGAAACACCTGGTCAGTGGGGTTGTAGTCAATGAGGTGTTGTATTTGAGTCCACTTTGAATAGACGTCGCCGTCTTGTACGTAAACTTCAACTGAGCCATCAACTACAGGTACCTCACCCAATGCAAAAGTTGTATTAGGAATTCCTGCAGAAACCCCAATCAGTTCTCCGTAGGTGTTTGTATTGCTGGAGACTAAAGTTACTGGGCGCCCTTCGTTTGCCGTGATACTGGCAGTTCCTGCTACATCTCCAATTTGCGCTTGAATAACTACATCTGCATTTGTTGTGAAGTATACTTTTTGAACAATATCCCCAATAACAACATCTCCAGAGAACACGGTGCCCGCTGGCAAAGTTATTTGTGAAGCAGATGTATTGGTAAAGTTAAAGGTGGTAAATGATTGACGATATCCCGCTGGAATGTAGCCATAAGTTTGAGCAAGGTTAAGGACGCTAGAACGCTGTGTAGCAGTTGCCATAAATGATTCGTTAGCATTACGGTCAATGTAGTAAGACATGAGGTCACCAAGGTAAGCAAATGCTTCCACAAGAGCCACACCAAAGTCCGACGGGTCAGATGCTGACCATTCAGGTAGACGGTCTTGGATACGAGCAATGAGTTCTTCTCGTAGTGAGTAGTAATCTTTACTTGTGTAATCTATTGAAATTGGAATACTTGAAACGGGTGTGGTGCTCACATTGTCTCCTTGACTGTCGGGTTAGTTCCATTGATAGAAACAAACCCAAGGGTTGTTGTAACTAGTTCTTGATTTGGTAATGCGTATATTATGGTCACATTTAAGTTACCTGTGTATTCATCTAGACTTGTTGTAACGCTTTGTAAACGAAGTCTGCTTAACTGTGTTTCAAAAGAATGTGATACTGTGTTTTCAATTTGTGACGCCGCATCTTCTGATGTTTTAAACTCGGCGTAAGAAATTTCGCTTCCAAACTCTGGGCGCATAACTCTTTCACCAATAGCAGTGCCGATGACAGAACGAACACGGTCTGCCCACAATTTAGGTTGTTGGTCAGTCACGTTTATTTTTCCATAAGAATCAATAGAAAAGGGCAAAGATATACCAATTTCAGCCATTAGTTACCTACCCATCGTCTTGGAGTCACATTCCACCCAGCATTAGTTTGTGAAATAAGTGGAGACACGGCATTAAGTTTAACCGATGTAGGTTTAACTGTGGTACCTGTGGTTGTTTCATAGTTTAAGTTTCTTACTGGGGCTTTACTGGCTATGGCTGGTCTTGACCCGCTGGGAATGTTCTTATCTAGACCATCGGCCATGCAAGTAAACTCCATGCTATAACGACCGTCAAGCACTAGTTTATGTGTGACCTTTTTGATTACCCAAAATCCGTCAGTTGTTGAGCCTGTACCATTAATTTCAATAGTTCTGTAGGGTGCTACTCGTGGGTCACCTTGACCTCGCCCTTCAGCATGAATAGAAAAACGAGATAGTTGAGCATGCGCTGATGCTAAAGATTCCGCCATCTTTGCTGTACCTGTAATTACCCCAGGAAGTGTTTCTTTAAATAATGGGTCTTTAGTTGTTTGTCTTAAATTTTTACCTACTGTGTTGGCTTTGTGTGAGTACGTTGTAAGTTTTGCTGTAATTGGGTCCACGACACTTACGGTTTTAGTAGTTCTTTTGTTGTTAGCATGAGAAAAGAAGTCGCCACTTGTAGGCTTAAAGTGGTCAAGGGTTTGAGAAAGCACTGACGACCAAGGAGTGCCGTATGGTTCAGTAAAAGAAAAAATTGGTATAGTCGTCATTGCTACATCAATCATTTTATCTAAAGGGTGGAAATGCAATTCAGTTCCGTAGCATTGAGCAACGTACCCTTTACGTTTGGCTATTTCTTGAATCTTTTCCCAATAGGTATGACCAGCAAGAGACTGTTGAGAAAATATGACATTGTCTTCAGTGACTACTGGTTTTAGACCAAACCCCTTTGCAATGCTAGAAACAATTTGAGCACCCGTTTGATTTTTCCAGATTTTATATCCGCCTTCTTTTAAAGAAAGTGAAGCACCAATACACCTAATTACAGTAGGTCTGTAAATAGACTGTTGAACAACAGGGGTTACATCCATTACATAACCAATGAATGTCCCAGATGTTTTGTCATTTTTCCAAGTTATACTTACAGGAACACCCGTTTTTAAAACTTTTTGATAAAAAGCATTAAACCTTGTGTAGGATAACTCAACCACATCTTGTGACCCTATCTCTTGATGGATTGATACATTATGTGGTTGAATGATTACAGATGGAAAATCTGGATAAGTTACTGTGAACTTGGAGCCAGCACGGTTTTGGACGGCTACGTTATTCATTTGGAATACGAATCTGAGTTCCAGGTTTAATATCTAAGGTGTCTATAATTTCTGGGTTTATATCCAAGATTTGCCACCATAAATTTGGTTGACCAAGATAACGCAACGCAAGTACGTCAATCCTATCTGTTTCTTTCCATTCGTAATAAAAGAAAGATACGCTGTAGTTTGGCCATTTTCTATAAACTACTAATTCATACGAATCTTTTCTTGGGTTGTATGTTTTAGTAAGGTCACCGTCAGAGTACCGACTATCAAGATATATCATCGTGTACCTCCAGGTTGATAAAGAGGAGTGTTGTTTGTTCCATAAGATGGGTGTGATTCTGTATAAGTTTGAGGTCCGTCATTAAACCTTCCAAGAACTAAACGAACGCTTGAAAGAATAGGAACCATACGACTATTGAAGATAGAATGAGTAACAGACAGTTCAACAACCCTGACACGGTAACGCATTCCTGCACCAAGATGTAACTCAACAAAAGTTGGACGTATCCAACCTCGGTCTGCTGTTTGCCCATTAAGTTGTGAGATGAATGTTGCATGAGGACCATTAATCGTTTTAAATAAATATTCTAAATCGTACATTGTCCCTTTTTTATAAATTTCTTTTAAATCATCAACATCCACTAAATCTGGATATGGATTTATAATCTTATTGCTTTGTTTTAGGTCGTCTTGTAAAAACCTTACATACGTTGGGTCTAGTTCATTTCCAAATCCTGAATTAAATCCATTTTCATTAATGTATGCAAAATCACCAATACGATTAAGAAGCAGAGTAAGTTCAACAGTTGAGGCTACTAGTTGAGCAGATACTGAGGTGTAAGCGTCTTGTCCAGATGCTTCGTAAACTGGGTCCATTGCCATTAACTGATTCCAAGACATAGCCACTTCTTTAGGGTTGTACAAGAATTTAAAACCGTACATTTGTGGGTCAACGGCTATGGAGTTGCTCTGACTATTTGATAAAGAGTTTACATATTTCCTATCCATTTGAAGGGTGCCTCGCCCACCTGTGGTGTTTTTCCAAGCCTTAAATGCGTCGTTGTATTTTCCCGCATCAACAAAATTACCATCATTAGTTACTCCGACTAAACTCTTACTTAAACCTTGAGAACTATTAAAGTAGGCGCTCTTTACCATTGGGGCGTTGTATTTCCAGTCCTTTGAAAATATGTCTGTTCCCTGGCTGGTTACTACAGGAGCACTACCATTGCTATTAGGCTTTGATGGTTGAGCAACTTTACGTTTAAATAAAATTTCTTGTTGTTCTACAATACTTTTATTAAAGTTAGCAATCTTTTGATTATCATTTTCAATTGCTGTTTTCCATTTTGCTATTTGAGTTTTAAATGTTTGTGTTCCGTTTTTACCGTAGGAAGTATTTGTTAACAAATCAGTCAAATGTGCGTTTGTAAGAGTTGGACCATCAGTTGCATGGTATTGAGTTTCTTTTGCGTTATAAAGAGTGTCTCGTTGAGAAACAATTTTTTCATAATCAGCAATGTTTTTAGTAAGTGAAATAATGTCATTATTTAAAGTATAAATTTGGTTTGTATAATTAAGAATATTCTTTTTACTTTTTTGATAGGCTGCTCTAGCATTATCACTGTTTTTCTTTTGAGTAAGAAGTTGATTTCGTGTAGCCATTATGAGCGTCCCATCATAGATATCTCAGTTCCCTTTTGAATGTAATCAGTTACTTTACGAGCAAAACGTTCCGCTTCTTCATCTGATGCTCGTTCAATCTTTAATGTCACGTTGACAGTATTATTGCCGCCTGTCGCAGAAGACGTATCCCCAAATGAAGTTCCATAAGAACCTCCGCCACTTGGCGTTAAAGCAGCCTGTCCTCTATTATATCTTCCAGTAACTGCTTCTACCGAAGTATTGGCTGGGCGTTCAAAGGTCTTCATAAAGGCAGAAGTAGCATCAAAGGCGCTGACATTAGGGTCGCTTAGTGTGGACATCAAACTGCCGTATTGTTTTCCACGCAATTCTTTCATAAGGAACTGAGATTGTGCATCTAATGACGACGGGTCTAACCCTGCAGTTCTTGCAAACCGCATGAGGTTGTCCTTACGTCCTAAATGCCACTGAGCAATTCCGTAAGAAGTTCCCTGGTCTCCAACAGCCCCAGTACGAAGTCCAGATTCAGCAAGAAGGTTAGACACAACTCCTGCTGCACCATTTGCACTTAAACCTTGACTCATCAACCATTGGTGCATTGCTACAGCGTCTCCATTAGCAGCACCTGCTCCCGCCTTACCTCTTAGGTTTGCACCACCAGATGTAGATGTTGGGGTTGACGCTGATGAACCAGTCACATCTCCTTGCGTTGGAAGGATAGTTGCAAAGTATGGGTTAAGAACATCGTTGCTTCCACTTAGCAATGTGTCTGGATTGACTGGGTTGTTCTTACCTTTGCGGACCTCAAAGTGAAGGTGTGCACCTGTAGAGTTGCCACTATTTCCTGACTTACCAAGACGTTGACCTTTAGCAACTGTCTGACCAACCTTGGCGTCTTTCTCACTGAGGTGAGCGTAAATTGTTTGA